TGACTGAACCTACCATAGATGAAGTGCGCAAATATGTCTATAATAAATTGGGAGTTAAGATATAATGGCTACCATAGACCAATATAAAATCAAGATTGATGTTGATGGCGCACAACAAGTAGATAGATTAAAAAATAGTCTTAATGGTTTAGGCACTTTAATCGCTGGTATAGGATTTGGTGCATTCGTCAAGGGCGTACTAGAAATGGCAGACGCCATAACTGATCTTGCAGATGCAACAGGATTAGCCGTAGGCGATATTGCCGCATTTCAAGGAGCATTACAACAAGCAGGTGGCCGTGCTGAAGATGCAGGTAAAATGTTGGCTGCATTTTATCAACACATTGATAAAGCCGCACAAGGTAGTGAAGAAGCACAAAAAGCACTTGAGCGTGTTGGTATATCATTAAAAGATTTAGAAACATTAAGTGAAAGAGAATTACTTGCTAAGGCATTAAAAACATTAAGAGAAATGCCTGCAGGTGCAGAACGCACAGCGGCAGGTATAGAAGCACTTAGTAAAGCCTTTAGAAATATAAATCCTGCAATATTAGAAGAAGCATTACGCACAGGTGATTTTAGTAAAGCAGAAGAAGCATTAAAAAAGATGGGTGACTTAGCAGATTCATTGGCTGCTAACATGCGCACATTACAAATTGCTGGTGCGCAAGCATTTAGTGATATTCTTACTACATTAGAACCATTCATAGGCAAAGTAGAAGAAGGTCGATTAAGATTAGATCAAGCAGAAAAAATTGTAAAAGCCCTAGGCATAGCATTAGCCATTGTGTTTAGTATAAAAACTATAACAATGATTGCAGAAATGGCTGCAGCCTTAATAATTTTTAATAAACGATTAGCAGAAACAGAAATCATATCTAGATTGTTAGGTAAAAATCCATTATGGAAAATTATTGCCGGCGCGGCAGTTGCATTAGGTGTAGGTGCATATGCATTTAAAGAATATGAAGATGCCATTAGAGATGCAGAAAAAGCACAAAAAGATTTAGCAAAATCTACTCCGGATGTTGCTGATCCTAATAAACCAAAACGCAAAGTTCAACGATTAACAGATAAAGAACTTGAGCAATTACAAAAAGAAGCGTTGGCTGCTCAAGAAACTACAAAACAAATTCAAAAACAAAATGAAGCAGCCAATGCGTATCAAACAATTATTAATGGTACTATTGGTACATTAGATGAACAGGCTGCGAGAGTAAAATTAAATGCAGATATTGACCGTGATGCAGCCAATCAAAAAGCCGCATTATTAAAACAAATTCAAATTGAAGAAAATAAAGGTCGTTTAAGAAATCAAGAAGTTATTGATGAATTAAATAAACAAATCGATTTGGTCAATAGACAAGCAAATGATAGAAAAATATTAGGTGCAGTAGAATTAACTAATCTTGAGATTGAAAAACAACGAAAAAATTTGATCTCACAAAATGCCGAAAAAATTAAGATGCAGATTGGTGATGCTCAAGCATTGGCAGAAGCAGAATTGGCAAGACAATTAGTTGCAGGTCAAATTACCGAGCAACAAAAGAAAGATTATACAGATTACATAAAGATAGCGACAGATGGCGCTAAAAACCTTGCCGACTTACAAAAACAATTAGATCAATCAACAAGTACTATTGAGAAAAACAATATAATGGAGTTGATGAATCTTGAAGCAGAACGCACAAGAAGAGCCATAGAAGGTAAGAAAGAAGAAATCAGACAACGCAACGAACTTGAGCAAAGTTATCAAGCAGGCGTAGTCAAAGCATTAGAAAAGATCGCAGATCAATATAAACCAATCAACATGGCACAAGAAGCCATAGGTAAAGGTTGGGGCAGAATCTCTGATGCGATTGATACCTTCGTTGATACAGGCAAATTCAAATTTAGTGATTTCGCACGTAGCGTGATAGCCGATCTTGCTAAGATGATTGCCAAGGCTGCCATATTCCAAGCCATATCAGCGGCATTAGGTTTCTTTGGATTAAAGATACCTGGATTAGCAGAAGGCGGTCCTGTAAAACAAAATCAACCTTATGTCGTCGGTGAAAAAGGTCCTGAATTATTCGTGCCTAAATCAGCAGGTGACATCATACCAAATAAAGATATGGCTAAACCTAGCATGGCTATGAGTTCGGATAAAGGCCCAACAAATGCCCCGATCACTAATAATTATAACACTTATAATATCAATGCACTCGATGCTAAGTCAGTCGCACAGATGTTCGCAGAAAACAGAAAAGCGATATTTGGAGCAAACAAGATGGCAGAGCGTGAGATGAGTTACGCAGGAGTCAGATAATGGCAGCAGGATTACAGACAATCATAGATAAAGCAAATGGTCTAGTCATAGATCGTAGAAAAGTCGTTGGTGTGCAGATCACTCGCAACGAGATACCGCGCACAAGTTTGACGCCAACCAAACAACCATGGCGTTTCAAAATCACGGTACCAAGTAGTTTAAGATATTATAACAATCGTGATTTGATAGAAGCACTTGATACCATAGATCGTTATACACCACAGACTGTCACATTCAGCAATAATGATTGCCTGAGTTGGATATTCAGATATCAAGGTGCTATGACTGCAGGGCAGATCAGCGGTCTTACAGTAAGTAGTTTCATAGGTAATCAATTGATATTGACTGGATTACCCACAGTAGGTGCAAGCACAGTATTATTTGAACCAAACGATTTGATACAGATCGGTAGTTATACATATCCATTCACAAGCACTACACAAATATTGCGTGGTGGTACTAGCACAGTAACAATCACTACAAACAGACCAAATATCATAACAAGTAGCGTAGTAGGCGCAGGTTTGACAGTTGGTAATGGTTGCTCATTTAAGATGTTTTGTCCAAACATGCCTGTATACAAATTAATACCAGGTGGTTATGTTCCTGGTACTGGCACTACAACATTGAATAATGCGTTGATAGAATTCAGCGATGATTTTGAATTATATGAATGGGTCGGAACAGCATGACACAAAGTATACCAGCAGTCAATAATACTGTACAGATCAACAGCGCAGAATTCGTTAGATTGACTATCTATAACGAATATCCATATACGCCTAGCGCAAATTTAAATGTTGGTCAAACATATATCATCAAGACATCAGGTAATAGTAATTGGACTAGCGTGGGTGCTAGTAGCAACGTTGTCGGTACATACTTTACAGCAAATGCTAATGTCGCAGGTACAGGCACAGCAGCCAATGTAGAAGTATTGACATTCAGTTCAAGTTATAAAGCGGAAACTATAGGCAATTATGTCTATGATCCATTAGGTGGATTATTGAGCGTGGGTAGTCAGACAAGAAATCTTAGAGCCACTTCAGGCGAGACGACAATAGCATTGAGTGGTATAGATGGTAATAACATTTATACTGTATTGACAACAAACATACGAGGTAGCGAAGTAGAGATATTGCGTGGATTCTATGATAACAATATGATATTGACTAATACATATCCAAGATTTCGTGGCATCGTAACTAGTTATGGTATCAGCGAAGATCGTGAAGCACAGACAGATAATTTTACAGTAAGCGTTGGTGCAAGCAGTTATAAAACAGTTTTAGAAAATAGAATTGCAGGTCGTAAAACCAATCAAGAAAGTTGGCAATATTTTAATCCAGGTGATACTAGCATGAATCAAGTTTATGCATTATCAGGTGTTCCTTTTGATTTTGGCGTTACGCCACCTTCAGGTACAATAGTTCCAGGAGGAGGTGGATTTCCAATTGGACCAGGAGGCGGTGGACCAGTCATAGGTCCCGGAGGCGTAGTAGATCAACCATGAATATCAGACCAGCAAACAAATTCGATTTACCATATTTTATAGATTTGATTCACAAGATCAATGAACAAAATGAATTGACCGAAAATTTTAATATTAAAATGGAATTAGATGATGATTATATTAATACCATTTTTACAAGCGTAATACATGGTGCAGGTATATGTTATATTGCTGAGAGTGATACGTATATAGGTATCATAATGGGAGTCATAAGTCCTAATACATGGAGCCCATCTACATTAATGTTGCATGAGATGTTATATTATGTAGATCCAGAATATAGATTCACCAAAGCAGGATATTTACTTTTTAAAGAATTTAATAAAAAAGCGGATGAATTATTAAAAGAAAAAAGGATCAAGCATATTTGCATAACAGCACCACATACTTTGGTAGAAAAAGATTTTAGCAAATATGGTTATCGTTTAAGCGAAAAAACATGGGTAAGGCAGGAATATTATGAGTTTTCTTAAAAAGATAGTACTCGGCGCACTTGCAATTGCTGCTACGATATTTCTGCCAGGTGTGGGAGCAGTCATTGGTAAGGCATTATTGACCGCTGCAGTCAGTATAGGAATAAGCAGACTTGTAGCAAAAAGAGCAAATACCCCGGCTGATGCTGGAGGATTTGGAGATGCTAGAAGTCAAATGTTACCTATAACTACCAATAAATTACCTGTAGTATATGGTACTGCATTCATAGGTGGTAGCATAACAGACGCTATGTTAAGTAGCGATCAAAAAACAATGTGGTATGTATTAGCATTAGCCGAACATAGTGATGATCAAGGTGCTGGCGCAGGCTCCTATACATTTGACACAAATAAAATTTATTATAATGGTAAATTAGTACAATTTGGTACTAATGGCGCCGTCACAGGTTTAATAACTAATACCACACCTGCGCAAACAGATACACGCATTAATGGATTCTTAGACATATATCTATTCACTAATGGTAGCAGTTCAGGTATTAATACAGGTGGACAGACTGCCGCACAAATATTGAGCGTTGCTAATGGTGTACCTGCAAATCATGCATGGGGTCCAAGCCAACAAATGACCAATTGTGCATTTGCAATCGTTAAAGTAAAATATAGTACTGACGCAGGTACAACTAGTTCTGGTGAATTATTAGTAAACATTACTAATAGTAAAACAAAACCAGGTGATGCTATATTAGATTATATGTTAAACACACGATATGGTTGCGCATTACCATTGGAAAGCATCGATACTTCAAGCCTTACTGCATTAAACACATATAGCGATGAACTAATTGATTATAAACCAGTTGGTTGGAATCCAGGTGATCCATATCAACAACAAGCGAGATATCGTATCAATGGTCCATTAAGCACAGGTGAGAATTGTTTAAATAATCTACAATTCTTAGTAGATAGTTGCGACAGTTGGTTGCAATATAGCGAACTCACAGGTAAATGGAAAGTAGTCATCAATAAATTATATGATGGATATCCAACTGTATCGGGACTATATGCGGTCAATAGTAGCAATTTGATAGGTGGTATAGAAGTAAGTCCAATCAATCTGAATGAGACTTATAACCAGATCGAAGTCGCATATCCAAACACCAACATCAAAGATCAAACAGATTATTATATTTTAGATTTGTTTAATACAGATCCAAATCTATTAAGTCCAAATGAAGCCGTAAATAGATTAAACGTAACATTGCCATTGGTCAACAATGCAGTACAAGCCAGATATCTAGCGGCAAGACGCATATATCAGAGCCGTGAAGATTTAGTCATAGCATTTAGATTAGATTTTAGTGGTATACAGTTAGAAGCAGGAGATGTGATACGTGTCACGCATGAAGTATATGGTTGGACTAATAAATTGTTCCGCGTCAATGGTGTAGCAGAGACAAAAGATGATCAAGGAAATCTGTTCGCAGATGTTCAAGCATTCGAATATAGCGATGCTATCTATGCCGACATCGTGCAAGATTATGTACCTGCATTTAACACAGGTTTGAAAGATCCTAATGTCATATCAGTACCATGTCCCCCAACTATAACTACATTCACAGATAGCAATGCATTGGTGACAGGTTTTAATGTACAAAGTTGTGTACCAGAACAAGGTCTTGTGTTATACATGGATTTTAATTATGGTAATAGTAGTAATGTATTAGAACATAGATTATACAGAACTATACAACAAAGTAATGGTGCACCATTCACTAATAGCCCGGATGTAGCAAATGCTAATATAACTGCTGTGACTATACCTGTCAATGATTTGGCTGCAGGTAATTATTATTGGAGTGTGACTGCTAGAAATAATACATCTGGTAAACGTAGTAATGGTAGCAATCTATTCCCATGGACTGGTGCAAACATACAACCATATGATCCTAACACAGGCAATGGTGGTATGAATGGTAATCAGTATAGACCTAATAGCGTAGGATTTACTACTATTGGTAATAGCGTTACTGTAACTACCCCTGTAGCAAGTCAATTCTTTAGAATTAATGATACATTTTCTAATACAATCATACAATTACCAGTAGATTTAACTGGTCAACCAATGAGTAATACTGGAGCGCCATTTTATATTATTGGAAGTAATCCAGGTACTAATTATATTTTTCCATATTATCAAAATACAAGTACTACAAACGCTGGTTTCTATGCTAATAGTACTGCATCATTTGTACCATCGGATGCAGGTTTACAAGCAATAACACAAGGTGATGATGGTTGGTATGTATATCAAAGTGCAAATTATACGAGTAATATTACTACTGGTATTGAATTTGAAGCAATTCGAGGAGGAATACAATTAGTATCAAATGTAGATGCAACAGTTCAAATAACTAAAATTCCTATAGTTAATATTTCAAATACCGATATCGGTGTTATTGATTCTTTGGCTATAGAAACTGTTAATTTAAAAGCAAATAATCCTTATGTACATTTATATCAAGCAACTTTTACATTTAATGCTAATGTCAATAGAGGTGGTATGTGTATTAGAAATATAACAACTAATGCTAATGTTGTAGGTACGTTATCTCAATTTAATGTTGGTAAAGGAAAACAATAAATGTTTCATAATAATGGCATAGAAGTTTTACAAAAAAATATTGAATTAATAGAAAATGGTAATATACAAGATGTTATTATCTATGCAAAACAATATGACATCTTCCAACCTAACGGTACTAAATTTTATAAGATGATGTGCGACAAAATCAAAGCACGACTTGATCGTGAGGGTCTAGACTATGAAACCGTCAGACCAGAATAAATAATATATAGGAAACTACGAACATGAGTCTATTACTAAACGGCGCGAAAACGATGACGATAGCAGGCACACAGATGCAATGCTTGGAGATATATACCGGCGAAGCATATACATTGCCCATATCGTTTACAGATGCCAATGGAAATCCTGCTAATGCATTACAACCAAATGCATGGGCTATAAGTGCTACTGCTAATTATTACACATTGACAGATGTGACATATAGCAGTAACACAGCAGTAGTGTTAGGAAATCTAACACAGTTACCTAGCCCAAATGCTAATGCTTATACATTAGTAGCCAATTGGAGCAATGCACAGACAGGTCAAGCATATCTGTATATAGGTAACAATATAACCAATACAGGTAACACGAACA